AAATGTTTTAATAGGTTCCCCAGCCAATCTAATTTGCGAATAATCGAATTTAGGCATTGGTTGTTCAGGTTTTAAATATGAGTTTAGTAATTGACTTACTGAATCTACCCAACCTTCTCTGGTATCTGCAATCACTGTCTCAGCATCTGAAGGTAATGGCTTGTAAATGGTAAACTCTTTATCTGCACCTTTGCTATCGAATCCCACTCCCACACCTAGCATGCTGGCTTCCATTAAAAATGCAAATGGTTTTGCTGGGTTCAACTTAGTCATTTCGCTTGTTGATACAAATGCACAGTTCTGCAAGGCTGCACTGTTCTTTTGTTCGTTAACTACTGGTGTGCCCATCATCCACAGACCTCGGCCTGGGGGTGTCCACTTAAAGTTAAACAATCGGTCAAAGGCTTCTTTAGCAGAGGCTTGTGCCTTTGAATCGTTCCAAGGAAGTCGGCTAGACTTGCAGTGGTCCTTCTGTAAGGAATACATGCCGTTGACTATGCGCTCGCATACATCAACCCAAGTCTCTTTGGTTCCATCTTCTTTTAATCTAGAATAAGTTCGAAGGAAAGTTACCTCTCCTACCGAGTTACCTGCCGCATCTTTATAACCCCAAGGGACTGGCTTTGCTCGGTATCCGTCTACGAACTCGTTTGCTAATTTAAAAGAAAATGCCATTTCAATTCCTATTCTCGTATGTGTGTTGTGAATACAAAACCCCTGTGTGTGAGTTAGGGGGAGTGTCTTAGTCTACCTTTTTGGGAAAACTAAAACTGGTTCAGTTGGTTGTGCTTCTTCGTTCTTCTTCGTTTATAGCCATGTCTAGAGCTAACCAATAGCCAGCTCCATCAATACGATTATCTTGTTTAGACTTATAAGACTCTCTAGCAAGTTTAACGCCGTCCATACAAAGTGCGACTTGTCTGTAGGTCACTTCGTATCCTAGTATCGCTGACCATATCTTTGCAATACGAGTGAAGTTATCTAGGGGGTGGTCGTACGCATTATTTCTATCTCCAGTAACTAATCTAGTTGCCTCATCTAGTATGTTTTTAGGACTACCCTGTTCCATATTGTTTTGGTCGTTCATAGTTACTACGAGTTCTCCTTGTCTGTGTCCGTAATCTGCTTAATAATCTCGTTAGTTTTGCTTTCGTTTAATCCTTCATTTGGTAATTCTCGAAGAGTTTGAGCCCTGTCTCCGAAGATAGCAGATAGTACTCCACCAGCTCCTTGACGCTCTACAGTCATACGAATAAACTCTCGTGAGTCGTCCAAATCTTTAATAGTTTTTAACATTTTAAAGAATCTGTCCATCTCTTGTCCGACGTTTGGGTCGGGGTATCCGCCGTTCAAATCTTCGCTAAACTTAGCGAAAGCCACTCTTTGGCCCTGCATTTCAAGTAAAGCGTTAATCAAAGACTTCAACTGTTCTTTAGTTTTAACCTCTACTGGTAGGTTAAAAGCACAAGTGTTTTGTGGTTTAAAAGCAGGGCAGTTAGCGGCAACAAAACACGTATCGCATACCCGCAAACTAGTGCTATTGGACCTTAGTGTGGTGACATCTTTAATAACCATGTTGCCGTCATCATCGGGTTCAAGTACTCTCTGAACCTCTACTCCAAGCACGGGTAAAACACCCATTTCTTCTGGTTTACGTTGTTCAAGTTTCCGCATACCAACCCCCCTCGGAGTAACTTCAGCAGGGGGTGTTTCCGCATTTTGTTGGGGTACTAGTTCATCACTCATAGTTACTACGTTCTCTCCTAATCGACGATGCCAATCCTCGTATTGTTGGTAAGACCAAACAGCAAGCTTTGATATTTCTACTGCGTCGTCTGCCAGTATCTTATCGAAATCTAGACCAGCCCGCTCGTATATGGACTTGTATCTAGGGCGTGATTGTTCTTTCATACGCTTAGGATAACGAAGCAGTTTTGTTCCATCCCAAACAATCGTTTCGCCCCTCATCATAGGAGATAGCCACGAAAGGGTGCTAGCAGTCTCTACAGGCACCTGTCGCAAGTTATCTGGCTTGGCGCTAGCCAAAGCATGGAAAGTGGTTCCGTGTATGGTACTGAGTCGCCTAGTCTTTGCTGACAAACTAGTTTCATTTTCAATTAAATTTCCAGGCAGGGCTACGTTTAAATACCGAACTGCAAGGCTCTCTAAGTCCTCTCCATGCCATACAGGCCAGAACTTTTCCTCTGGCACATCGGACCAACTGGTAACTCGCTGCTCGTCTATGAACAACTGGGTAAGCTGTGGGTGGTCTACCTCAGTAAACCCCTCAATCCTGTCTAAGTTCTCAGCTACAAACGCTTCGTAATCAGCTGCAAAGTCAGCTAACTCAGCTTGAAGGAAATCTCGTTTAAATGGTATTCCAGCATTTAAAAAAAGCCTGACGTTGTCTGGAAAATAATTTTTTAGCTCGTATTTTATCGTTTTAGGCATGCCACGTCTTTGAAGGCCCCAGAAGCTGACTCCCATGCAGCTAGCTCCAGCTGCAGTCAAAATAGTTCTATTGCTAGGAACCTCTGCACCTAAATAAACTATGTTCATATACGTGGGTCCTCGGCAATAAGCTGAACCTGTCTATCTAGCTCGCCTTGAATGTCTTCCCAACTACGTCGTCCTTCACGCCCATCTGGTCTAAACTTGTGACTTAAGTACTTAGGGTGTAGAAATAGAAATACTCTTATTCCGTTTTCTATACATAATTTAGCCAATTCTAAATCAGAGGTAATTACTAAAAATATAGGGCCTTGTGCTTGAAGTTTTTGGACTTTAGCAAAATCTTTTTTATCTGGTTCTACGCTTTCTAAACCAGTATTGTCAATAAAACCATCTAACTCTGTAAACCTGTGTTCTCTACACCATCTAGATGCTTCTTTTTCATCATCTACGCCTAATACAACTTTAGTTCCGTTGTTTAAAGCTCTGTAAACAGAAATACCTTCAAAAATTGGTACTTTAGTATCGGTTCTTAAAACACCGTCCATAAAACATATAATTGACACCGTTTGTGCTCCGAATTCTTTTTCGTTTAACTGCGGTTAATACGTTGTGAAGCTGCCCTACGAATAAGAACGTTAGCGTCTGCTAACTCTGAGCCGTATGTTTTTTCAGAAAAAGTTTTAAAATCCGATTCTTTTAATTCTTTTAACTTTTGTAATCCTTGAACAATACCAGACCGTTTACCAGATTGCCAACGGTAGTTAAACCAATCACCGTATCCTTTTCCAGACTCACTGAATGCGTGTTTTCTTCCAGAGTGTATATCTTCATAAAGACCAACAGCCTGGGTCAACGCGTTCTCTCTTTCTCTTGAGGCGTTTACTCTAGCAGACTCGTTAGAAGATTGTTCTAATTTAGACATTGATGCGCCGTAGCGTTTTAGAATCTCAATCGCCATGTCTTTGTCTCGTTGTGTTTTTTGTTCCCAAGATGGGTCTACTACGAGTTCTTCTGTGGTTGGGGCAACAACCCACGCATCATCGGTTAACGAATACGCGGCGTACGGTTTTAAATCTAAAATATTTGGTTTAATGTTTACGTAAAAAGTTAGCTCAAACACTCCCATGAAGTTTGCGGTCTCTGGATAAATCTCTTCCCTAAAACCTTCGTTGAACATTTGGGAAATCTCTTTATTGCTAAATCTAGCGTAGTCTTCATTAGACTGACGGAATCCTATGAAGTCTACTCCAACAAGGCAGTCTAGGTCTGCGGGCTCTCTGTGAGCGGCCCATTGGTATGAAACACCAGACCCTGCCAACCAGACGTGCATCCATGACTCAGAGCCCGTAAAACGGGAGTTCACATGATTAAATAGTATTTGAAGGATAGAATTTCTAACCTTAGGGATTACTTTCCCATTTCTAAACAATCTAGGGTCTAATCCCGCAGAAGGCCTGCTAAAAAACGAGGTCTCCGCAGGCTCTAGCATGTTTAATCGTCCTCGTCTTCGTCTGGGTCATCATCGTGATAACGTTTAGCTCTTGGTTTAAAGTTTATATTATATTTAGTTGTTTCTTCTGGTCTATCTTTATTTATTCCAGAAACAAAACCACAGTCGGTATGTGCTTCAACAAATCTTGAAGACAGTAACCATAATGCGGTTTCATTTTCGCTTTGTTCCATTTGCATTGATGCACCGCATGTGCAAATCATCTCTACGAACATGGTGGACCCCCTGTCGTTACAGTTTACAAGATTTTAGCTTTGACGTCTATCCAAAGCATCTCGCACTGAGGCCCCTACCCGCTGGCTATCCTCACCACTAGTTTGCTGCAAATACTGAGAAATAGCCCAAGCCGTCTCCTGAGTGCGTATTGAATCCGCAATTTCTCCACAGCCTTGCTTAATGTCTGTAACTACAGCGTTTCGGTCTACGGCTAATGGAGTGCTTAAATCAGTGACGGCTGTCCACACCCCATTATCCAATTTGATTAACAGAAATGCTGTTACTCCAGAACGTTTAATTACTTCTTTATCTTCTTTAGGGGTTGTGTCTTCTAATGCTGGTTCTTGTTGTATCACTTGTACAATCCTTTCGATTCATTGTGTTTAGTCATGTTAAATGATTTAACTGGGCAAAAATCACATAGGTATACCTTAGGACCAGTTGTCGCAGAAGACAACCCCGCATCTGCTCTAGCTTTAGCGGTTCCTGGCTTTAAAACTTTCTTTTCTGATTTGTAATCTGGACACTGGCCCTGAGGTCGGTTATGTTGTTTATAACAAACCATGGCGTCATCTGCAAACTGCATTTTAGTTGCGTAGAACTGAGTGCCAAATACATCTAAGCCTGAAGACCCACCACCTTGTATCTGTTCAATAACCTGTGGTCTCATCTTTTCAGACATCCAAACTACAGCTGGAACGTTGTACAAAACGCCAATATGGTCCTCACCATGTCGTTCTACAGTTATATCTAACAACACATTATTAGGGTCTTGGTCTGCAGAAGGGAGTTCATCAATAGTTTTACAAGTACGGCACACTAATAACCTAAAATGGGGTTCTTGTTCAGTTCCGCCGTCATTTAATGTAGACAGGTCTAGCACCATTTAATACTCCTAATTGTAGAACGGGTAGCCTATCAGATAAGGCTGATTATTTTGTAGTTTTTTTAGGTTTCTTTGGGATTGAATAATACCCACCAGCGTGGATTCGTAACCCATTAGGGTCAGCCTTGCCAAGTTTGTCTAGATTGTCTGCAGTTGCCTTTTTGTCATCCCCAACTGTATGTTTGTACACAGTTCTGCCTTCAAATTCTGGCCTG